TTCGGCGCAGGACGAACTGATTGCGTCGGGGCTGGCGGCGGGCGAGTCGCTGGGCAGCATGACGAAGAAGTCCGAAGAGCTGCGCGAGACGATGATGCGGCTTGCCACGGACGCGTTCGACGGGAACAAGGCCAAGGCGAAGGAGTACGTCGACCAGCTGCTCGGTACGCCGGGTGAGATCAAGACGCTGGTGAAGCTGGAGCGCGAGGAAGCGGTCGCGGGGCTGGAGACGGTCCGGGCGGCGATTCAGGAGACTCCGGACGCGAAGGAGATCAAGGTCGACACCCTCAACGCGGCAGCGATCGCCGCGCTGGAGGCGGTCGGGTACAAGACTGAGCAACTCCCGGACGGCAAGACCCGCGTGTACACGGCGAACGGTCAGGCCATTGGTTCGATCGGCGCGGTGTCGACCGCCTTGAACAACTTGAACGGGAAGACCGCCTACACGTTCACCGAGCACACGACGCGCTACATCAGCGAGTACCAGAAGCGGTTCCTGTCGGGCCGTAGCCAGCACGACATCGTCGGCTCCGCCAACGGCAACATCTTCAACTCGGTGCGCGCCTTCGCCAGCGGCGGCGAGGACCACTCCGCGCAGATCTCCGGCCCCACGATGCGGGTGTGGGCGGAACCCGAGACCGGCGGCGAAGCGTACATCCCTCTCTCTCCGGCGAAGCGGCCGCGATCGCTGGACATCCTCGCGGAGGTCGCGGACAGGTTCGGGTACGGGCTGGCGAAGTACGCCAGGGGCGGCATCTCCGACAAGATGAAGGACGCCCGGAACGAGCTGCGGGACCAGTTCGACATCTCCCACTTCGGGCGGAAGGCCGGATACCAGCGGACCCCGTTCGAGAAAGCACTCGGCGCGCCGTCGGATCTGAAAGCACTGGTGTCCGCCCTGAACGGGGCGCGGGGTGACATCAAGCGGGCGTTCTCCGGGCGCACCGAGTCCCGGCTGCTGAAGCAGTTGGACAGCGCAGGCAAGGCACTCATCCGCTACGAGAAGCAACTCCTGACCGTGAACAAGGCCATGGAGAAGGCGAAGGACAAGCTCGACAATCTCAAGTCGTCCGCGTCCCAGCTGGCCTCCAGCGTCAAGTCCGGGGTGCTGTCGGCGGCGAACATCACCCGCGGTGTATCCGGGGACAAGCCCACGACGGTGCGTTCCATCGTGGGCGGCCTCGTCGAGTCGCGGGACAAAGCGACCGCGTTCGCGGACGCGCTCAAGGAGCTGAAGAAGCGCGGCCTGGACAAGGGCCTGATCAAGCAGATCGGTGAGGCCGGTATCGAGGGCGGCGGCTTGGAGACCGCGGGCGCGCTGCTGCGGGCGTCTGGCTCGGAGATCGCATCGATCAACGACCTGCAGAAGCAGATCGGTGCGGCTGCCGGCGTCGCGGGCAAGACGACTGCGGACGCGTTCTATGGTGCGGCGATCAAGGCGCAGGAGAAGCTGGTCAAGTCTTTGGGTAAGCAGCAGGACAAGCTTGAGAAGGCGATGGACCGGCTTGCGAAGTCGATGGAGAAGGTCCTCAAGCGGGCGGTCGGGGGTAAGGCTGCGGGCGGCATCATCGGCGCCGCAGCAGGCGGGCCGCGCGGCGGGCTGACGTGGGTGGGTGAGCAGGGCCCGGAGCTGGTGCGGCTGCCGTACGGGTCGATGGTGCATTCCAACCCCGACTCCCGCCGCATGTCCGCGGCCAGCTCGGGTGGGGGTGTGCCGGTGGTGGTGAATCTGAGCATCGGCGGCCGGGACTTTGGCCAACTGTGGATCGACACCGGCCGCCGCGAAGTGCGCACGCGGGGCGGCCTCGAAGCCGCACTCGTGACGAGGTAGAGGAGAAAGCGAAGTGCCGTTCATCGTGTGGAACTCGGCCGCGCCAACGACCGCCGCGCAGGCGTCGGTCACCACAGGCACGGCCATCAAGACCATGCTGCAGATCGCCACGCCCACCACGCGGCAGATACAGCTGCTGGAGTGGGGGTTCAGCCTCGACGACCCGCCCGGCGCCGACGGCGTGATCGAACTGCTGCAGACGGACGTCGCAGCCACAGTCACCGCGCACGTGGCCGCCGGTATCCAGAACCTCGACCCCAACGGCGTGGCGTCCCTGTGCGTCGGCGGCACCTCGGCCACGGGCTACACCGCAACGGTCGAAGGCTCCACCACCGCCACCCGTACATTCGATGCGGTGTCGCTGAGTTCCGTGAGCGGCGAGTCCGGACTGCAGTACGTCCGCCAGTGGATGCCGGACGCCCGGCCGATCGTGCCCATCAGCAAGTGGCTCCGCGTGCGGGCGACGACCCCGACCACAGCATCGGACATGCGCTGCTGGATCGTCTACCAGGAGGTGGGCTGACCGATGCCCATCGCCCCGCTCGTCGCGGCCGTCCGCCGCCGGCTCGGCAACCTCCCTGGCCCGATGCGGGCCGGCGGGGAGGCGTCGAATGGTGAGCCGGCGCAGGTCGAGGCGCTGATCGGCGGCGAGTGGGTCGACATCACCGATCGAACGATGGTCCGTGACAACAGCGGGTCGATCCGTCTCACTCGGGGGATCCGGAACGAGGGCTCGCAGACGGACGCCGCCTCGTCGGCCCTGGAGCTCAGGAACACGGACGGCCGGTTCAATCCGGAGCTGCCGACCGGCCCGTACTTCGAGCTGATCGGGCAGAACACGCCGGTCAGGATCAGTGTGCCGGACGGTATGGGTGGCAAGTCGTACCGCATCCGGCCCGAGGTGTCGGACTGGGCGCAGGATTGGGAGCGGTCCGGGAACGACGTGTGGACGACGGCTGAGCTGTCGGGGATCCTGCGGCGTCTCGCACAAGGGCCGCCATCAGACCACTCGGTGATCTACAACGGGGTCACCGACCCGGAGATCACCTCCCTCAAAGCCTATTGGCCGTGCGAAGACCCTGCCGGGTCCACCACCCTGGCCAGCGCCCTCACCAACGGCTCCGCGATGCGGATCTCCGGCAGCCCGGAACTCGCCGCATTCGAGGGGTTCGGGGCATCGGATCCGCTGCCCATCATCACCGGCACCGCCCTCACCGGCGGCGTCGCCCGCTACGACACCACCACCGTCACGCAGTACCAGGTGCGGTTCCTCCTCGCGATCCCGGCCGACGGCCTGTCCGATGGGGACGTCATCGCCCGCATCACCGTCGACCCCGGCGCGTACAGCCTCAAATACTTGGACGTCCACTACAACGACATCGCATCCAGCGGCACCCAGAACCTGACCATGGACGTCCGCAACCGGCTGCTGCGGGTGTCGGTGGAGGTGTCGAACAACGGCACCGCCCTGGCCGCGACGCTGCGCGCCCTGGACGTGGTCAGTGAGGTCACGGACGCGGCGACGCTGGGCATCGTCACCACGCAGGTGACCCGCGTGACGTCCGTCGCTCTCGGCCCGTCCACCCTCAATGATCTGGCGGAAGGCTGCACGGGGGTGGCGGTGGGGCACGTCACGCTGCAGACCACGATCACCCCGATCACCGACCTCGGGCGGGCGCTGCAGCCGAACGGGGAACCTGCTGGCCGCCGCATGCAGCGCCTGTGTGATCAGGAGGGCATCCCGTTCCAGTGGATCGGTGACCTCGACGACACGGTGGCCATGGGCGGGCAGGACCGCTCGAATCCGCTGTCGCTGATTCGGGAGTGTGTCGAGGCGGACGGCGGGATGCTGTACGAGTCCCTCGACGTCCACGGCCTCGGCTACCGAACACGCGCCTCCCTGTACTCGCAGGATGCGGCGCTGGTTCTCGACTATGCGAGCTACAACCTCTCTGAGGTGCCGGTGCCGGTGCGGGATGACCAGCTGATCGCGAACAAGGTCACGGTCACCGCGAACGGCGTGTCAGCAACGTACGAGGAAACTGAGGGCCGCATGTCGACGGCACTCCCACCGGCCGGCGTGGGCGTGTACGGGCCGTCCGACGCCGCCTTGAACCTGGCGTCCAGCGATCCGGCGGTATTGCGGGACCATGCGGCGTGGCGGGTGCACTTGGGCACGGTGCCAGGGTCCCGGTACCCGCGGATCTCCGTGAACCTCGCCCACCCCTCCATCACCCCGGACATGCGGCGCGCCGTCCTCGCCCTGCGGCAGGGCGACCGGGTGCAGATCGTGAACCCGCCGGCGTGGCTGCCACCGGACACGATCGACCAACTCGTCCTCGGGTTCGAGGAGAGCATCAGCCACTTCGAGCACCGGCTGACGTTCATCTGCGCGCCCGCCTCCCCCTACACCGTGCACGATCTCGACGACGCTGATGCCCGGATCGACACGGACGGCTCCGAGACGGTGACAGCGATCACCGACTCCGCGACGACTGTGTACGTGGCGCCGTCGGCCGGGCAGGTCTGTCTGTGGACGACGGACACCGCGGAGGCCCCGTTCGACGTCCGGGCGGGCGGCGAAGTCTGGACGGTCACCTCGTGCACGGGCTTCGTGGAGGATGCGTTCGCCCGCACCAGCTCCGCCAGTTGGGGGAGCGCGGATTCGGGGCAGGCGTGGCAGACCGTCGGCGGCGGTCTGGCGGCGGACTACAGCGTGGGGTCCGGGTACGGGGTGCACACTCTGTCGTCGGTGGATGTGACCCGGCGGACGTCGATCGCCGCCGCGCATCCCGACTGCGACTTCTACGGCAGCATCACCACCAGCGCGCTCGCGACCGGCGCCAGCCTGTACGGGGCGATCACGGCGCGGATGCTCGACAGCGAGAACATGTACATGGCCAGGCTGGAGTTCACCACCGCCAACACGATCCTGCTGGCGTTGCGGAAGATCGTTGCGAACGTGGGCACCGACATCGGCGCGGTCACCGTCCCGCTCACGCACGTCGCCGGCACGTTCGTCCGGGTCCGCCTCCAGTGCAAGGGCACCGCGCTGAAAGCGAAAGCCTGGCCGGCGGGGACGGTGGAGCCGCCACGGTGGGACATCGAAGTGTCGGACGGGTCGATCGTCGCCGCGAACAGCTTGGGCACGCGGTCGATCACTGTGACCGGGAACACGAACGTCAACCCGCAGATCCGCTACGACGACTTCGCGGTGGTCAATCCGCAGAAGTTCACCGTCACCCGGTCCGTGAACGGCTGCGTGAAGGCCCATGCGGCGGGCACGGACGTGCGGCTCGCCTACCCCACCTATCTGGCCCTGTGAGGAGCAACCATGCCTGCTGAGGCCTACCCAGTACCTGCCGCCGGGCAGCGGCTCCGCGCGTCGCTGCTGCGGAGCATGCTCCCCCAGACCCTCCGCAAGACCGCCGACGACTCACGGTCGGCAACGACGACGTACGCAGACGACCCGCACCTCGTATTCCCGGCCGAAGCCCTCGCCGTCTACACCATGGTCGGCTGGATCAAATACTTCGCCGACCCCACCCCCGACATCAAGATGCAGTTCACAGTGCCGACCAACTGCCTGGGCGAATGGGCGTGGCTGATGCCGGGACAAGGAACCGCAGGAACATCCCTCCTCGGCTACCCGCTGCGCACCGAAACCAACGACGCCGGATCCGGCCGCACCGGTTACGGCACGAGCGACAGCATCCACTTCACTCCCGTGTCCGGTCTGTTCCGCATGAGTACGACCGCCGGGAACATCGCCCTGCAGTGGGCGCAGAACACCAGCAATGCGACCGCGACGACCCTGTACACCGACAGCTGGCTCCAGTTCCAGCGGATTGCCTGAGGCCCTGATGCCCACCGTCACCCAGCATTACGAGTCTGCGCAGTACACCGGGGACTCAGCCGCAGTCCTGGCGTTCCTCGACGGTGCCGTGTACACGCTGTCGTCCGAGACGCCGGAGCGGCTGGTGCTGCTGGACGGGGAGGGCACCCCGAAGACGATCCCCATCAACGGGTGGGTGGTGCGGACCTGGAACCACGAACTCGCGTGGCAGGGCTCCAACCCGGCGTATCTGGCGCAGTGGACGGAGCTGTCGTGACCGTCCTCGTGTGCTCCCTCATCACCAGCGAACCGCAGACCATCCCGGTCACCAGCGGCTACCGGGTGGTGCGGTTCCCGTTCGGCGGGGAGTCGGCTGACGGGCACG